TGTCCCGCGTGACGAGCTTGTAAAGCTGTGCGCCACGAATACGGAGTTGTATGCCCGGACGTTCTTCCCTAATGCTTTTCGGAGCCCGAGCCCCGGGTTCGCGAAGGCAATTTGGGAGCCGCTCGAAGATCCCTCGATCCGCCTCGTCAACTTGATCTGCTTTCGGGGCTCAAGCAAGACAACCCGGCTTCGGACCTTCGCATCAAAGAGAATCGCCTATGGCATATCACGAACTGTGCTCTATATTGGAGCGAGTGAGAGGGATGCTATTCGGAGCATCCAGTGGCTCCGGACGCAGGTCGAACGAAACGCGTTGTGGAGTCAGTGCTTTGGATTGGCCCCGGGACGGAAGTGGGAAGAAACCCAGCTCGAAATCCGTCACACCGTCTTCGACCACACTATATGGTGTCTTGCTGCTGGGATTACTGGCAGTCTCCGTGGCATTAACTTTGACGATTATCGCCCTGATCTTATCATAGTCGACGACCCACAAACTGATGAGATGGCGGCGACGCTAGACCAGCGCGAAAAGGTCACGGATCTAATGTTGGGAGCGGTGAAGAATTCACTCGCCCCGATATCTGAGGAGCCGAATGCGAAGCTTGCAATGGCCATAACCCCCCAACATCCTCAAGACATCTCACAACAGGCTCTTCTCGATTCCCAATGGACATCTCGCGTGTTTCCGTGCTGGACGAAGGAGACTTTCGACCTCCCGATGGAGCAGCAGATTTCGTCGTGGGAGGAGCAGTATCCGACGCTTACCTTGCGCGCTGAGAAGCGCGCAGCACTCCAACGCAATAAGCTATCTATCTTTAGTCGTGAAATGGAGTGCCGGCTAATTTCGTCGGAACTATCGCAATTTCGACCATCGTGGCTTAATATTCGTGAGCACCCGAATAGTGCCCCGCGGGGATGTTTTGCGGTTTTGGGAATTGATCCTGTGCCCCCGCCATCTGAGAAGCAGATGCAGAAGGGACTTCAGGGCAAGGATTGGGAATGTCAGTATGTATGGGGGAGGCATCGGGGCGAATATCATTTACTGGATTGTGAGCGCAACAGAGGACATGAGCCTAGCTGGAGTGTGGCCACCGCATTGGGTCTGGCTCGTAAGTGGAGGGTTAGTCGGATTATTGTGGATGCTGTGGCTTATCAGAGAACCTTGAAGTGGTTCCTGGAGCAGGAGATGCGGCGGCGCGGGATCTATTATAGCGTTGTGCCCCTGGATGATAAGATGGCAAAGTTTGCCCGCATAACGAACGTGCTCAGCGGTCTAGCAACTGCGGGGTTGCTCTGGATCGGGCCCGAACACACGATATTCGCCGAGCAGTTTGCGGCTTATGGTCCGACGTATTCGGGCATTGATGACGACTTGGATGCTTCGGCGATTGCGCTTCAGGACCTTTCCCAACCTTACTTAGAACGTCTGGATGGGAATGGGGAGATCGAGTTCTCGGATGTTGAGGAATTCCCACTTCGGAGGCTGTGCCCTTAATGGCCGACCCTCGTCTCAGACGTGCTCCCTATCCCGAGCGCCCTCTGACGACTTCGGTCGACCCGACGTATCTTCCGTTCTCGACTCCGTCGGAGAATATTGAGGATAGAAGAAATGAGCCCGTACTCGGTAACTTGCTTAACTCTGCAATGGTAGAATATAGTGGAATGCCTATAGAGAAGTGGAGAGAGGCATTAGATCTCTTACTTCACCATCCCTTTGACGTACCTCCATCCCGACAACAAGTAGTGGTTCCAGCCAAGACCGAAGATTCTCTAGCTCGTCAAGCCGGATACGAAGATATTCCTACGCCGCATAGTCCTAGAGTTCCGATTCCAGATTGGTGGCTCAGATAATGCCCGCACACACGATCGACCTACGAAAAGGTTCGGAGCTTCACCAGAAGCTCGTAAAGATGATTGAGTCCCGAGTTAAGATGGGGCTCGACGAACAGCAGGTCAAACATCAAAAGTGGAGAGAGGCGGAGGAGCGGACTTTGGCCTACTTGCCGGAGTCGGAGAATGATGGGATGAGGAGGTTTCGGCGCATCAATAAGGGCGAGCCCGCATACACAACGATTCAGATACCTTATACCTACGGCATTCTGATGTCGGCCCATACTTATTGGACGAGTGTGTTCTTCGCCCGCTCGCCCGTACATCAATTCATGGGTCGTCATGGTGAGGGCGAGCAGCAGACCCAGGCTCTCGAAGCCCTGATCGGCTACCAGGTTGAGGTGGGGGAGTTTCTCGGCCCCTACTACATCTGGCTGTATGATGCGGGAAAGTATGGGGCGGGTGTGATTGGGGAGTATTGGGATCGCAAGCTATTGCACTATGGCTCGCTCGTCGAAGTGACCGACCCGCTAACGGGCGAGGTAACTCTGAATCAGACAACTCAGGAAATGGAGGGGTATGTCGGGAATTGCGTGTTTAATGTGTCGATTTGGGATTTTCTGCACGACCCCCGGGTTCCGATGAAGAACTTTCAGAAGGGCGAGTTTTGCGCCTACCGGGTGAGGATCGGGTGGAATAGGATTGTGGAGAGGATTAAGGCGGGATACTATCTGAAGGACCAGGTTGCGCTGCTGAAGAACCGGATGCCGATCGACCGGACGAGGGGAGAGGTCTCAGACCAGTTGTATCGACCGCAGTTCGATAAGCAGCTGTATGGATATTGGGGAGATGAAGCGAAACATCCTTCTGGGTTTGTGGGATGGGAGTTCTATGTCGAATTGATTCCGAGTGAGTGGGGCGTTGGGAAGACGAACTATCCGCAGAAGTGGTGCTTTACGATTTCGGAGGATTTTGAGGTTATTTTGGGCGCATCGCCGATGGGGTATATACATTGCAAATTCCCCTTCAGTGTGATGGAGATGGAGGTTGAGGGTTACGGACTTTATACGCGGGGCACACCCGAGATTATGAATCCAATTCAGAACACGATCGACTGGCTCATAAATACCCATTTCTATAACGTTCGATCGTCGCTGAATAACCAATTTATTGTTGATCCGTCGAAGCTGGTGGTGAAGGATATTCAGAACGGCGGCCCGGGGTTTGTGTGGCGCCTGCGCCCCGAGGCCTATGGCACCGACATCACGAAAATGTTCATGCAAGTCCCCATTCAAGATATAACGCGGAGTCATATGGCTGACTTCCAAGCGATGTTGGGGATTGGAGAGCGGACTTTAGGCGTCAATGATCAGATAATGGGGTCGCTGAATACTGGCTCCGCCCGCAAGACCGCGACGGAGGTGAGGACGACGACGGGGTTTGGTGTAAATCGGCAAAAGACAATTACGGAATATATGAGTTCGGTGGGAATGGCCCCGCACGCGCAGCGCCTCGTGCAGAACTCGCAGCAGTTTTATGATGCGGGGGCGAAGATGAGGAGGGTGGGGAATCTGGCGCTGGAAGCGGGCGAAAGATTCCTGAATGTGTCGCCGGAGGATATTCAGGGCTTCTTCGACTTCGTTCCTGTTGATGGAACGTTGCCGATTGATCGGATGGCCCAGGCGAATTTGTGGAAGGAGCTGATGGGCTCTCTTCGCATGATGCCGCCGCAGGTTGCGATGGGGTATGATTGGACTAGGATTTTCGCGTGGGTGGCGACGCTGGCTGGGCTTAAGAATATATCGCAGTTTAAGGTCCAGATGGTGCCGGACGCGCAGTTGGCGGCGCAGGCGCAGCAGGGGAATGTGATCCCGCTGCGCCCGCCCCAAGGTCCGAGTTTGGCCCCCGTGACCCCGGGCAACGCAGCGTCAACCGCGGCTGGGTTGAATGCCTTGGGAGGTGAGGGTGAGTGAGTCGCGAGTTGAGGAATTGTTTAAGCAGGCGAGAAAGGCCGATAAGATCGACCGGGAGAGGATTGAGCTGTTTGAAATGCTAGTCAAGACCCCGGGCTGGCAAGCGTTCGTTGAGATTCTGAATGCGAAGATCCAACTGTTTGCGGATCAGGTGATGTCGCCTGCGGGAACGAGGGATGGGTTGGTGGCTCTAGAGTATGTTAAGGGGGCTATGAGCGGGCTTATTATGGCTCGCGATATTCCAAGTGTTACCATTGCTGCGAAACCAGATTTACGTCAACCTGTCATGGAGATGGAAGATGAGGACGAGTTGGATTGATAAGTTTCGCCCGTTGATGGCAGCGGATGGTGTGGGTGGAGGGGGAGGTGAGGGAGCTGCGCCCTCTGCCCCCTCGACGCCGTCTGCGCCTTCGGCGGCGGAGCCGGGCTCTTCCTCCGGCCCGGCTTCGTCCTCAACCCCCGCTTCGACGCCTTCGACTCCGGCTTCGGCACCGTCTGCGGCGCCGACGGAGGGGTTTGATTTTGGATCTATGTTCGATGATCCACCTACCGATTCGGTGGCGGCATTAGCCGCCACCGAGGCCCCAGCCGCACCTACACCTCCGGCTGTGACGGCGCCGCCCGAAGCTCCCGTAGCTGCGCCTCCCGCAGCCGCGGCGCAGCCGACGACAGCGCCGACGCAGCCTGCGGTGCCGGGTGCGGCCCAGGAGGCCCCGGGTCAGGTCGCGCCCCAGGGCCAGCCGTCGGCTGGCCCCTATATCGACCCCTATGACCCGGCCATGTTGGGCCAGCATCTGGCCCAAAACGAGGCGCAAGCGATGGAATTGGTAGCTCAACACCTTTTCCAGCTCTCGCCCGAAGAGAGGGAGGCGCTCGATCAGGACGTCATCGCCACAATCCCGAAGCTCTTGGCTAAGGTGTTTGTGAAGTCTCAACAGAATGTGCTGCAACAGATGGGACGTATGATCCCTATGATGATGCAGCGGCATCTTGAGTCGGTGAAGCGGAATACTTCAAACGAGGACAAGTTCTACTCCCGTTGGCCCGATATTGATCGGACCGCCCACGGGCCTACGGTGCTGAAGTATGCCGCCGTCTACCGACAGATGCATCCTAACGCGTCGTTGGAGCAGATGGTCGAAGACCTGGGGCCGATGATTATGATGGCCCAGAAGATTGTACCTAACTCCACCG